ATGAGCACGAAATATACGGCTCTGCTTACCCAGGTGGGAGCCGCCAGGCTGGCTAATGCTATCGCGCAGGGAAAACAACTGGCGATCGCACGGATGGGCGTAGGCGATGGCGGTGGTATATTACCCACGCCGGATCCCTCCCAGACTGCGCTGTTGAATGAAAAACGCCGTGCTGCGATTAATTCGTTGAGTATCGACCCCACTAATGCGAACCAGATTATTGTCGAACAGGTGATCCCGGAAAACGAGGGTGGATTCTGGCTGCGGGAAATTGGTTTGTACGATGACGATGATAATTTGATTGCGGTAGCTAACTGTCCGGAAACCTATAAGCCGCAGTTGCAGGAAGGTTCTGGCCGTGTACAGACGGTACGTATGATTCTGGCTGTCAGCCAGGTTGATGCGGTGTCATTGAAAATTGACCCGGCGGTCGTGTTGGCGAGTCGGCAATATGTCGACGACAAGGACGTATCTTCGTTGGCGTATACCGATACGAAAGTCACGGAGGTTAAGTCATATACCGACAATGGATTAGCCGCACATATTGCTGCTGTGAATCCACACAAGCAGTATGCGCCGATTGAGAGCCCGGTCTTTACCGGTAACCCCACTGCACCGACACCGCCTTTATTTGATGCGGATAGCAGTATTGCGACTACGGCGTTTGTGCAAAGATCACTGGGGAATTTACAGGGTATATACCAGATAAAAGAGTCGACCACACTGACCCGTGATGCGTTTGGGCGCTTTATTGAAATCCTTTCGCCCGGTATTACACTGACCTTGCCTGATGCAACCCTATGTCAAGGCGGGGTAATTGAGCTGCGTAACGCTAGCGGCGGTGTGCTCTCGGTCTCTGGGGCGGGGAAAGGTATCGTGGGTTCAGTGACCCCTTCTGGGCCGGACAGTATCGTATTGCAGAGCGGAACTTACGTACGCTTACTGACGACAGGGGGCGATTGGCGTGTCTCAGGTGCCAACCTATCACTTGATGAAATTGCAGGTATTCCATTGCCCTGGCCGCAGGCTACGGTACCCGTTGGTTGGCTTAAATGTAACGGTCAGGCTTTCGATAAAAACCTATATCCCAAGTTGGCTCAAGTTTATCCATCGGGTACGTTACCGGATTTGCGTGGCGAGTTTATTCGTGGCTGGGATGATGGGCGCGGGGTGGATGCGGGGCGTGCGCTGTTGTCAATGCAAGGAGCGACTCATATTACGGGGGATAATGGTGTCGATCCGACAGTTCAGACAATCGGTAATTTGTCTGAGTGTAACGTTGATATTGGTGATGGTGTTGGAAGAGTGATCTATATGCCTGCCAGCGGTGGTGTGAGCCAAGTTGTGATTTCTGGTGAGTACTGGAGAGCAGTACGCCCCCGCAATATCGCCTTTAACTATATCGTGAGAGCAGCATAATAAGCGAAAGACACTCTGTTTATGAAATAAATACCCTCTCAGAATAATGACATGTTGAGTATTCTATTCAGTATGTACTGACTGAATATTTCACCTTTCTCCTACCCGCCTTCATGGTGGGTTTATTTTTATTAGCACTGTTGTGTCATAGCGGATACAACGCCTGTCAGACGATTTACCCCCTATCTCTTTGCATAATGTTGTCAGAGGCAACAACAACATGGAATGGCTTGAAAAAGCAGGTGGTGATTCTTGCTGTGTATTATGGCGATACAACGTGACTGTTTAAGGTAACCTGGAAGGAAAATGGTATGGCGGCAAAATATATAGCATTGCTCACTCAGGTGGGAGCAGCGAAACTGGCGAATGCCACGGCATTAGGGAAAATACTGAATATTACCCATATGGGAGTAGGGGATGGCGGCGGTAACCCGACAACGCCTAATCTGGCTCAGACGGCATTAATTAATGAAAAACGTCGGGCGGAATTAACGACCCTGAACGTGGATCCGGCTAATCCAAACCAAATTATTGCCGAGCAGATAATTCCAGAGAATGAAGGTGGGTTCTGGTTGCGTGAAATCGGGTTATACGATGCGGATGGGGATTTGATCGCGGTCGCCAACTGCCCGGAAACCTATAAACCGCAGATGCAGGAAGGCTCAGGTCGTGTACAGACGGTGCGTATGATTCTGGCTGTCAGCCAGACTGACTCAGTGTCATTGAAAATTGACCCAGCGGTGGTGTTGGCGAGTCGGCAATATGTTGATGGGCAGGCGATTCAGGTCAAGGTTTACGTTGATAATCAACTTGCGACCCACATTGCCGCTGTAAATCCACACAAGCAGTATGCACCGATTGAAAGCCCGGCGCTGACAGGGGTACCGACTGCGCCAACGATAAATTCCGGAAATAATTCCTCTCAGTTGGCCACAACCGCATTTGTGCATAATGCGCTCACTGATAATGCGTTCGCGCTCGATTTTACCGGCAGCGTCACGAACTGGGACGTGCCATGGGATGCCAAAAGTGGGTTTTACAAGGTAGATCTAGGGACGTATTCAGAGGCTGTTCTGCACTTCCACGGTTCTTCGTCCAGTTGTACTGCGCTTCAGCTTGCCGCGCATTATGGTAACCGGGGGCTGAGTTATCGCACATCACGCGATAACAAGGGTTTTGAGAATGACTGGGAGCAGATTTATACCACCGGATTCAAGCCGTCACCTGCGGATATTGGGGCTATTTCTGTAGCTGAGCTAACCGGCATTCCACTGCCCTGGCCGCAGGCTAGCGTGCCTTCGGGCTGGCTCAAATGCAACGGCCAGGCATTTGATAAAAACTTGTATCCTCGGCTGGCACAGGTTTACCCGTCGGGAGTATTGCCGGATTTGCGTGGTGAGTTTATTCGCGGCTGGGATGATGGGCGCGGGGTAGATGCAGGGCGTGCGCTACTAGCGTATCAATCTGGGTCACATATTACCGGTGATAATGGTGATTACCCTGCGGTACATGGCATTGGTGTACTTCAGCAATCAGACGTCGATATTCCTGATTCGACACCACGGACATTTTACTTTCTCAGCACGACTAATATACAAACTTCTGTGGGGCCGAGTTATTGGGGGATGACTCGCCCCCGAAATATCGCCTTTAACTACATCGTGAGAGCAGCATAAACGAGAGATGTTTTCCCACTGTAGTAAATATCTTCTGGTGATAAAAATGCATTGATTATTCTATTTGAACTGGATTGACTGAATATATCTCTCTTCTCCTACCCGCCTTAATGGCGGGTTTATTTCTATCTGCGTTGTTGTGCCATAGCAGATACAACGCCCATCAGACGATTTACCCCCCATCCCTTTGCATAATGTTGTCAGAGGCAACAACAACATGGAATGGCTTGCAAACACAGATAGCGATTTCCGCTGTGATGATTGCGATATCAGATAACGATTTAAGACGATGCAAAAGGAAAATGGTATGACGGTGAAATACATGACATTGCTCACCCAGGTGGGGGCGGCGAAACTGGCGAATGCCACGGCATTAGGAAAAATGCTGAATATTACCCATATGGGGGTGGGGGATGGTGGCGGTAACCCGACAACACCTTACCCGACTCAGACGGCATTAATTAATGAAAAGCGCCGGGCGGCATTGAATGCACTGAGAGTGGATCCTAATAATCCAAACCAGATTATTGCCGAACAGGTGATCCCAGAAAATGAAGGTGGGTTCTGGCTGCGTGAAATCGGGTTATACGATGCGGATGGGGATTTGATCGCGGTCGCCAACTGCCCGGACACCTATAAACCACTGTTGCAGGAAGGCTCGGGTCGCGTGCAAACCGTGCGTATGATTCTGGTGGTCAGTAACACCAGTGCGGTTACCCTGAAAGTAGACCCATCGGTAGTGCTGGCAACCCGCCAGTCGGTTGATGACAAGGCGATTGAGGTGAAGGCCTACGCCGATGATCTGATGGCGAAACACATCGCCAACGCGAATCCACACAAGCAATATGCACCGATTGAAAGCCCGGAATTTACCGGTAATCCCACGGCACCAACGCCACCGCTATTTGATGCCGATAGCAGCATTGCGACCACCGCGTTTGTGCAAAGAGCCTTGGGTAATATGAGGTCGGTATTGGGTGTCAAAGAAAGCCAGGTGTTAACCGGTGATGCGTTTGGCTGCTTTATTGAAGCCCAAGTGGCAGGTATTACGATTACGTTACCGAACGCGTCCCTTTGCGTTGGTGGGGTTATTGAGTTTAATAATGGATCCAATGGAGCGGTGACGATTTCTGGGGCAGGGGTGAATATTCTGGGGCCTAATAACCCATCTGGCTCAAATACGATGACGGTTAAAAGTGGGACGAATATAAAATTCCTTTCCACGGGGCCACAGTGGCGTGCGATTGGTGGCGTGGGCGTTGTTGGTGCAGGGTTGAATGGTTATCAAATTTTACCGTCCGGCATTATTATGCAATGGGGGACAGGGGTAACGTTAGGTGCCGGGGTTATCAACCAGTCATTCCCTATTGCCTATCCTAATAATATCTTCTCCGTCGTTGTTACGGAAAATAACTCTGTTGGCTGGAATTATACGGGGGTGACAGTGTATGGGCAAAGTAATAGCACAAAAGAAATGCTGAAAGGGTATGGCGCCTTTGTCCGTAATGGCGGTTCCGTTGAGTTCTCTTCGGGTATCTCATATCAGTTTATTGCAATAGGGAATTGAGGTGTAATATGTTTTACTCTAAATCGTTTAATGGTTTTTATAGCCGTGAAATTCACGGTGTTAATGTTCCTGATGATGCTATTGAAATCAGTGATGATGATTATCAGGACTTATTAAGCCAACAGGCTCTTGGTAACGCTATTGTGTTTGATGAATCAACCCAAAAACCGATAGCGGTTACACCCGCATCCCCATCGCAAACGCAGTTGGCGGAGGCTGCGCGGCGTCAACGAGATAGCTTGTTGGCTACCAGTGACTGGACACAAGCGCCTGATGCCCCAGTAGATCAGCAGGTCTGGCGTACATATCGGGAAGCACTGCGCAAGATTCCTGAACAGGCGGGGTTTCCCGTCACTATTGAATGGCCATTATTACCCGAAAATAAATAACCGTATTTTTCTTTTTAGTTTTTCTCATCGTCTTTTTATTTTTCCCGCCTTGATGGCGGGTTTTTTTCACCCGTGTTGTTGTGCCATAGCCGATACAACGCCAGCCAGACGATTTGCCTGCCGTCTCTTTGCATAATGTTGTCAGAGGCAACAACAAAATGAAATGGCTTGCAAAAACAGACGGCAGTCTTCGCGCTACGGATTGCGATGCCATATGACGGATTAAGCTGACCTGAAAGGAAAATGGTATGACGGTGAAATACATGACATTGCTCACCCAGGTGGGAAGGGCGAAACTGGCGAATGCTGCAGCATCTGGAAAAATGCTGAATATTACCCACATGGGGATAGGCGATGGGGGCGGTAACCCGACAACGCCTGACCCGGCACAGACGGCATTAATTAATGAAAAACGCCGGGCAGTATTGAATGCGTTGAGAGTGGATCCTAATAGCCCAAACCAAATTATTGCCGAACAGGTGATCCCGGAGAATGAGGGTGGGTTCTGGCTGCGTGAGATCGGGTTATATGATGCGGATGGGGATTTGATCGCGGTCGCCAACTGCCCGGACACCTACAAACCGCAATTGCAGGAAGGCTCGGGTCGCGTGCAAACCGTGCGTATGATTCTGGTGGTTAGCAATGCCAGCGCCGTTACCCTGAAAGTGGACCCGTCAGTGGTGCTGGCAACCCGCCAGTCGGTTGATGACAAAGCCATTGAGGTGAAGGCCTACGCCGACACGCTGATGACCAGCCACGTGAGTGAGGCGAATCCGCACAAGCAGTATGCGCCCATTGAAAGCCCGGCATTGACGGGGACTCCCACCGCGCCGACCGCAGTGGCAGGAACGACCACAACACAACTGGCAACGACGGCGTTTGTGGCGGGGGCGGTGAATGCGCTGTCAGATAAAACCGACAACAACATCAAACTAAAACTGGATATTAATGACATCGTGGGTATTCCACTGCCCTGGCCGCAGGCTAACGTGCCTTCGGGCTGGCTCAAATGCAACGGTCAGGCGTTTGATAAAAACGTGTATCCACGGCTGGCACAGGTCTACTCGTCAGGCGTATTGCCGGATTTGCGTGGTGAGTTTATTCGTGGTTGGGATGATGGGAGAGGTGTGGATAGTGGTCGCCAATTAAGTAGCTGGCAGGAAGGTTCTTATATGCTCCAGGAAATAATTAATCCACCAGATAATGTTGTTAACTTCTCATGTAATTCTCGAGAATCACTGAACTGGGATAACCCTGTTGCGGCGATAATGAATTTTCGTGCACGGGCTATTGGTGCTTCTAGTACATGGGGGACGGGATCTCAAGGATATATTGGGGTCTCTCGTCCACGTAATATTGCTTTTAGTTACATTGTAAGAGCAGCGTAACACCGAGTAATAAAAATATTATTCAGTACTTATGTCTTATTTAATTAATATTTCTATTTTTCTTTTAAATTCTGGCGATGGAGAGGTCTGTTTATCCCATCTGTTGTGCCATAGCAGAAACAACGCCATCAACAGGTAATTATTTTAGTGTTTTCGCATAATGGTTGTGAGAACGCAGAACGAACATTCGACTCTGGTATTACGGCAATACTTTTGCCGCTGACTCTATTTTAAATTTATTCAGACGAGATAAACGATGGGAACCAAATATTTTACGATTCTCACCCGTATCGGTGAGGCGAAATTAGCACAAGCAATCTCAACCGGAAAACCACTGGAAATCACCCAGATGGGGGTGGGGGATGGCGGTGGTGTATTCCCGACGCCGGACCCGACGCAGACCACATTGGTGAATGAAAAACGCCGGGCGGTAATTAATTCCCTGAGTGTGGACCCGGATAACCCTGGTCAGGTTATTGCCGAGCAGGTGATCCCCGAAAATGAAGGAGGTTTCTGGCTGCGCGAGATTGGGCTTTATGATGTGGCCGGTAATCTGATTGCGGTGGCGAATTGCCCGGAAACCTATAAACCGGAACTGAAGGAAGGGTCGGGCCGAATTCAGACCGTGCGCATGATCCTGATCGTCAGCCGTACCGATGCAATAACGCTGAAATTTGACCCGACGGTGGCGCTGGCGACACGGCGTTATGCCGATACACTGCTGGCGGGGCATCTTGCTGAGCCTAACCCGCATTCACAGTACCTGCTGATCAATGAGTTTGTGGGTATTCCACAACCCTGGCCGCAGGCGACCGCTCCGACGGGCTGGTTGAAATGTAACGGCCAGTCGTTTGATAAAAGCGTTTATCCCCGGCTGGCACAGGTCTACCCGTCCGGTGTGCTGCCGGATTTGCGCGGTGAATTTATTCGTGGCTGGGATGATGGGAGGGGGATAGATAGTGGTAGGGGACTGCTTTCACTGCAAGGCGATGCGATCAGGAATATCGTTGGTTCTCTTTATATTGGCGTTAGCACGTCAACTCCTTTGTCATTAACGACTGTTGCGGCGTCGGGTGCAATCTCTGCTGACGAATTCGGTGATGTTGGAATAGCTGACAGTCTTGGCAGCTACAAAGGACCGGCGGGTGCTCGCTTTGATGCGTCACGTGTTGTTCCAACCGCAGCAGAAAACCGTCCTCGCAATATTGCCTTTAACTACATCGTGAGGGCCGCGTAATGACGATATCGACGCAGGACGTGCGTGCAGTGCTGGCGGCAGACGGGCTGGCCACTCAGGCAGGCTGGTTGCGGGTGTACCACGTGGATGTGCTCACCCGTGAGTACGATGGTTACAGCGACGAATACCTGATGGTTGGTACCGGGATTCCCGCCTATAGCTACGCCGATGAGCCGCCGCAGCCAGCGGTGGAAGGGCAGGCGCTACGGCGTTCATCTGACGGCCTGCAGTGGGAATGGGTGCCTGATTTACGTGGGCGGACCGCTTATGACACGCAGACCCGTCAGCCACAGGTGGTGAGTGAGCTGGGTGCGTTGCCCGCAAACCTCACCCTGCTGCCGCCTGCCAGTGCCTTTGACCGTTGGGAGGGGGCGCAATGGGTAACGGATACGGCGGCCTATCAGGCAAGCCTGGCGCAATCGGCCCGACAGGAGTATGACGCCCGTCGCCAGATAGCACATGACCGCATTCGCGAGCTGACCTATGCGCAGGAACTGGACATCGCCACTGAGCAGGAAACCGAGGCGCTTAAAAGCTGGAAAATCTATCTGGTGCAGTTAAGTCGCGTCGATTTGAGTCATACACCGGACATCGACTGGCCGACCCCACCATCACACTGATGAGACGCTACACCCGTTCGGAATAACGCGGCGTTGTTATTCCGAACGGGTTGTTTTTTGCTACCCCATTCGAATGCTTTATCCCTCCAGGGTCTTATCGCTCGTTCCTGTTACCGGCCTTGTAGTGATGATGATGTTGTGCCATTGCTGCCACATCCGTATGAGCGGGTGATTTGACGGGCCATCAGCATAATGGTTGTCAGACGGCAGACAGGACGGCGCACGCTTGCCGTGTGCGGATTCTCCCCGACCACTGCCTGACCTTTTCCTTTACATTCATGCTGATGAGAGAAACGATGGGAACGAAATATTTTACCTTGCTCACCCAGGTGGGTGAGAAAAAGCTGGCAGCGGCGATAGCCGCAGGAAAAGCGCTGGAACTGGCCCAAATGGGCGTGGGGGATGGCAACGGTGTACTCCCCACCCCCGATCCGCTGCAAACCAAATTGGTCAATGAAAAGCGACGTGGGGTGATCAACTCGCTAACGGTTGACCCGGACAACACCAGCCAGATGATTGCCGAGCAAGTGATCCCGGAAAACGAAGGGGGATTCTGGCTGCGTGAAATCGGGTTGTACGATGTTGATGGCGACTTGATTGCGCTCGGTAACTGCCCGGAAACCTATAAACCGGAATTGAAGGAAGGATCGGGCCGGGTGCAGACGGTGCGCATGATCCTGATTGTCAGCCGTACTGATGCAATAACGCTGAAATTTGACCCAACGGTGGCGCTGGCGACACGGCGCTATGCCGATACCTTGCTGGCTGATCATGTCGCTGCCGTTGACCCGCATAAGCAGTATGCACCGATTGAAAGCCCTGCGTTTACTGGCAGTCCCACAGCGCCGACACCAATAGCCGGTGATAGTAGTCAAAAGCTGGCGACGACAGAATTCGTTGCTGCCGGGCTATCAGGAAAAATGGATAAAAATCAGAACGGTGCTGATATTCAGGACCCGACTCAATTTGTCAAAAACCTGGGCTTAGAAAATCGTTTTGCAGGCCGCATCCTGCGCATAAAAAAAATCACCTCAAGCCAGAATTATCAATGGCCCGATGATGTGTCTGCTATTGATGTCACCATCTGTGGTGCAGGTGGCGGTGGCGGTGCGGCGGCGGCGTCCCCACAAAATTATCACTCGGCAGGTTCCGGCGGTGGTGCGGGCGGCTGGGCACGATCTTTTTACCGTAAAGGTGACGTTCCTGCATTGATCTATCTGGAGGTCGGTGCGGGCGGTATAGGCGGTGTAGACGCGACATATGAGCCGGGTTTTGGCGGCGCGACGAAATTTGGAACGTTAATGACGGCGAGCGGGGGGACAAGAGGTGCTAACGGTATTGCGATTGCAATCGGTATGTCCGTCTTGATTGGTAACGGTGCTGGTGGAGTTGCATCTGGTGGGAATCTTGTCGCAGGTTTTGGTGGCTCAGGGACACCTGCGATGTTTCTCAATAGTGGCTATGAATCCGGTGCGGGCGGTGATTCTGTTTTTTCATTTGGTGTACCACCGATTGCATCAAATGCGCCTACAGGCGGATTTGATGGTGTGGATGGCGCTGGCGGTAGTGGCGGATATACGGTACCCGCAGGAGCCAGTGCTAAAGGCGGTAATGGTGGTAATGGCGTCATTATGATTGTGGAGTATTCAGCATGAGTAAAATATACGCGTTAATCGAAAACGGCGTGGTGATTAATACTGTGGTCTGGGATAGCGATATTGAGTCTGACTGGAAGCCGCAGAATGGCGCACTAATCGATATTTCATCAGAACGTGTCGGTGTCGGTTATCTGTATTCTGACGGTGTATTTACGCCACCTGAAAAAAGCCGGGATGAATATATTGCGGACGCTACGCTACGGAAAACGCAGCTATTGTCAGAAGCACAAAAAATGATAGCAAACTGGCAGACCGATCTTCTGCTGGGCGTGATTTCTGATGATGATAAAAGCCGTTTAGTGCGCTGGCGTGAGTACATGAAACAGGTTGACGCCATTGATGCGCAGAGCGCACCCGATATCACCTGGCCTGCTCCTCCCGCGGCGTAA